ATCAGAGAGTGGGTAGGATTTAATGTAGAGAAATGGAACGCCGCTGAACGGGCTGTCAAGAGTATAGGACTGTTGCAGTCCGGGGCGGCTGAATACGTCCCCGACTGTATAATCCACATCCCAATTAAGCGGACTCGCGCCTTCAGGAATCGAATCTGGGGTGACATTGGTGACCAACCCCAGAAACGAGTCGAGGGTGACGCTCTGATTCGCGTGAGGATTTGCCAAGGAGCAGCCTCCTTAGCTATTCCCGAATAAATTGCGCGTTAAACTGGATGGTAGCGTTTGCCAAGTCCGCAGGGACTTGGGAGTTGGGGCCGACGCCTTCGATCAGCGGGCCGGAGGTTCCGGACGCAGCGTTCGCGGCGACGAAGACGTGGAGAGTGCCCACGTTATCCACGACGAACACGTACCCTTTCGGCGTCGGGCTGACATCGTATACGTCAGCTTCGATTGGATAGATAGTCGTGGCGCTGCCGATCGGAATGGCGCTGGTTCGGCCTGAGCTGCTATTCTTTACACTCGCCCAGTCGATCGTGTATCCACCGGGAGGGTAGGTGCCGTAGCCAAAACTGAACGTGCCGGTGAGAATTGTTCGATTGCGGGTCTGGTCAATACCTTTGGGGTATTCGTAGAGGGTTGCGGTGACAGTCGCTACGGCCATGTTAGTTGTGCCTCCTCAGCACAATAGTGAATGTTTCCGACTCCTCGTCGGAGTGGATGGTACACCTTACAGTTGGAATCAGATTAGAGGAGGTTGTTAGAGGAGTTATACCCGTCACCGTTGGTCTCACCTGCGTAGGACTGACGGTTATACTCGACCGTCTGTGCGCGGCGGACGTATTCGTTCTTCAACTGTCGCATGGCTTCAAGGTAATTAGCCTGCAACTCCTTCACGCCCGGATTAGGCCCGGAGATCGCGAGGGAGATTTTGTACGCGGTGTTGTAGGCTAACGCTTCCTCACAGTCAGCTACCGGGACGAAGGTGGATGCATAAAGGATGGGGTAGTTGGCTGTGGGGAGGCCGAAGCCCTGGTCAGTCCCGCCAGACGTACCCACTACTGTCGCAGTGAACGCCAATCCCGTCGCCCCAGTCACCGTAACCTTCAATCCGTTGAAGAATGTAGAAACGGGGAACCCGGCGAGTTGGACGGTTTGGTCGACTACGAGGGAGTTAACGGCTTGGAATGTGATTACATTCCCCGCCGCTGACCATCCAGTAATGATGAATTGTAACGTAGCAAATTGGGCTAAAGCGGACTGATAACGCAGACGTATCGTGGTAGGGACGATTGATCCGATAAACCACAAAGCGTCGTTACCAGTCTGGCCGGGTATATATCCAGACGAGCCGCCGCGCCATTCCCACACGCCAAGGGATGAACCTTGGATCATGGTAGAAGGGAGACCGGCTTGGGGTTGAGTCATGGGGACAAAGGAGATTCCCGAACCGGTTTGTTGTTCCCACAAGAATAGCGGGAAGAGAAGGTCGTTGGGGAGGGTGGGAGTAGTCTGTAACACACCACCGTCGAAGTAGCCTTGGAGGGAGAGGTTAGTCTGCACTCCGGGGCCGTTTACGCTGTTCGCGGGGAGGTTGACGAGGACATTGTCGCGGATGAGAGTGGGTGCGCCGATTAGCCGCAGTCCACGGTAGAGTTCACGCAGGGAAGAGTTGAATGCCGTCATTACCTGAGGAGATCGAAATGGATCGTCTGTGCTAATTTGCCCTTCACCTGGCATCATTAGCTGACCCGCTTGCCAGTCATTTTGAAAGACCCGCACCAAAGAGAAAATAGTCTCTAGGCTTGGATAGACGGCGGTATTTACTGGAACTGGCATTATAGTAAGGGCATCGAGGAGCTATCCATTGCCTTCGCAGTGGAGTCTCAATCCTGTCCGGACAAAGTTTTCGCCCCCCGAAGATTGTTTACTTGGCATGAGCTGGTTCTTTTTCTTTCTTCTCAGCCCAACGGAATTTCTCTGGGACAGCTTCGAGCGGGCGGACGCCGGATTCTACGACGGCCATCCATGCCTCTTTGGTACGTTCGACGCACAAACTCCCAAAACTCGTCTGATGAAACAACCGACTTGCAGGCTTCTGCTCGCCGCAGTTTTCGCAGTTAGTAGCGCGGGCGACCTGTTGATTAAACTTGAATTGTTTACCGAAGTATTGCGCCGCCAGACCGTAGTCGGGGTCATGCGCCAATGCTTCGTGTAGCCGGGGGTCGTTGGTGACTTCGAGCACGCCGATCTTCTCGACCAGCCGCTTGTAACGGCCCTCCATCCTCGCTCGGGCCTGTTCGACATCGGACTCCATCGGCGGGTTGGAGAGGGAGAAGAATACTCCCCGGACAGAGAAGTCATTATCCTGATCGTTGGGCGGCAGATTCACATTCAGTGAATTCCCCGCATTCGACGGGTTAATCAAATCCACCACGAATCGAATGGCGTTGGTCTCGACCGGGGAAATTTGCTCGGCCAGATCGTTAAACTGAGTACAGTTGACCGGATCGGGGAAGGAGGTAATATACCTCCAGCGGGTGTTGCCTTTCTTAATCTTCTCGGGATGCCCGTCGCGGTCAGCCTTACCCGTCCCGACCTCTACTCCCTGCACGATTGTGCCGTCTTCGAGCGGTGGGATGTCTTCGTCCGTCAGTCCGGGGACGTAGAGGTTGATACGTCCAACTATGCCAGTACCGGGCGCAGCGGGGTTCTCGAATGTCCTTCGCGAGAGGTTGTAGATGAAAACTTTGAAATTCGGATCACGTCGGGAGCGATACTCCACTCCCCGATACCGTGGGTTATTCGGGTCGTTCTGGGTCATCGCAGCGGAACGAGGGGAGGTTTGTTTACTCTCCCAGTCGAATCCGAGCGTGTTGATCTGGCTATTTGCAGGCATGGAGGAGACTCCGGGAGCCGAAAGAGTCGGCTCACCCTACAGTTGGAATCAACGAGTTTGCAGGCCGGGACGGAACTTACGGGCGGCGGCTTGGAGGTTGGCCCATTCACGCTGGAGGAGTAACGCCTTCTGGTCGATTACGGTGGAGCGGATACCTTGGCGACCGAAGGAGACGGCCCCGGTAAACGGAATATTCTTGTCCTGAAGGTGCCGCTCGATACTCGCCGTCTTCTCGTCCTCGTCACGTTGGCGGGCGTCGAGGTAAGCGGCCTTCCTCTTCTCCAAACTCACATCCTTCGCGGCGATTACTATCGGGACGATCATATCGAGAATCCAGGTTTCGAGAGGGAAGGAGTGGAGGGTTAGTTTGTCGTCGATTAGTTCGTTCCAGCGGAGATGGTAGAGGACTTCATACCGTCCATCATAGGGATATTCACCAAGTGTTTGCAGTCCTGACTCTTGATCGTAATTAGCAACATAGTACCCCTCTGGGGAACCATATTCTTCTGCACTGTGATACTGCAAGATAACCCAGCAAGGCTCTCCAGAACCAGTAAGAAGTCTTCGATAACCAGTTCGCGTGCATTCATCAACTGACCATGTTCCTCCAGCGATGCGCGTTTCCGTCTGTGCCCAAGCGAGCTTGAACATGGGTTGGTCATAGCGGTTTACTCCTCCAAGTAGGGTGAGGTAGTCTTGGAATTCCTGAGGGACTTGGTTACGTTCTTGATTAGCTACCATATGCAACTAACAAAGAAAATAAAACCGCTGCGGGCGTAGCAATAGCAATGGTCATGCACAAGGCGTACCAAGGCCAAACGTCATATTTATCTGAAAGATGATTCCATAGTCCTATCCAAAATACCATTGCGCCAATTATTCCCACAATACTCAAAGACATTACAATCATTTGTCTCTCCCGTTTGAAACTAGGCAGTGAGTTATTAGCAAAAGTCCAGCTACACTCGCGGCTGTCTCCAGCGCAACTCTCACAACACGTAGGGGATCGAGGATGCCCATTTCGATCATGTTGCCGTAAGTGTCAGCGCGGGCGTTCCAGCCAAAATTAGCACTATCGGCGTTCTGAATCTTTTCGATAATGTATTCGGGCGACTTTCCAGAATTCGTAGCGAGAGTAATGATTGGAGCCAAACACGCCTGAGTAACAATGCTCGCTCCGCTTAGGAGTTCCTTATCTACTTCCAACATTTCTACGCTTCGTCCGGCTTGTAATAGCGCGATTCCCCCTCCAGGCACCACTCCTTCACTCTTGGCGCACCTCGCCGCGTGCATCGCGTCCTCAATCCGATCCTTCCGCTCCAACATTTCCGGCTCCGTCACCCCGCCCACCCGTATCACCGCAATCCCACCCGCCAGTCGAGCGAGTCTAGCCTGCAACCTCATCCTATCCGCCTCATTCCCAGCCTCGGTAACCTGAGTTCGCAGAGTACGAAGTCGCGTGTCGAGTTGTAAGTTGTCGCCGGAAGAAGCGACAATTGTCGTGGTAGTCGGCTTGACGATAACCTTCGCCGCTCGACCAAGATGTTGCTCGGTTATAGTAGAAAGTTTGATGCCGGATAATTCGGTTATAATAGTACCGTGGGCGAGAGCAGCGATGTCTTGGAGGTGATCGAGGCCACCTGGAGTTTTAACCGCGCAAGTCTTAAATAGCTTCCGTTCGGCGTTAATTGCTAATATTCCCAATGCCTCGTCAGTCACATCCTCTGCAATAACGAGTAGCGACTTTCGCTCGGAGACCAATTTCTCCATCAACGCCTTCATCGGTAGGATGGAGGTCAGTTTCTTCTCGTGAAAGAGTATGTACACGTCCTCCAACACGCACTCGTTACGCTCGGGGTTGGTGATAAACGCGGGACTGAGCATTCCGGTGCCGAATTGCATACCGTCCACTATCTGTAGCGACGACTCGGGGCTGCGGCTGATCTCAACCGTAACCACTCCATCGTCTCCGGCTTTCTCCATAGCGGAAGCGATTAGTCCGCCGAGGAATTCGTCGTTGTTGGCGGAGATGGTTGCAACTGCTCTAAGCTGATCTCCCTCAACAGGTCGAGCCATTGTCTTGAGCGCGGCGATAACTGCTGCCGCAGCTCGCTCAATTCCTCTTTTGATAGCGACCGGGTTGCCTCCAACTCCGACGGCCTTGACGCCCTCCGCAAAAATTGCTTGCGCGAGAAGAGTAGCTGTGGTAGTTCCATCACCGCTCTGATCCACCGCTTCACGTGCCACCCCCTTAATAAGTTCAATCGCAATACGTTCGTACGGGTCGTCGGAATCCATCTGATTGGCTACGGTTACACCATCCCGCGTTGACACCGGCTGGTTCGTCTGAATCCGCTCGTACACACAGTTCCGTCCCTGCGGCCCGAGCGTGGCCTTCACCGCATCCGCGATTAAGTTGACGCCTTTGAGAAGTTTAGGTAGGACATCGGGGCCGGAGAGGATTTGCTTACCCACGTAGTTTCTCCGTATAGCGGACATCTTGAAGCCTTATGACGAATACATTCTCATCGTCTGGCCCTAGACGTTCAGCACAATATTCACCGTATTTGACTATGTCCCCAACATTTACAAATCTATCCATTGGAAACCATTCTCCGGCCAACGCAATGCCGTCTCCGATCGAGAGGACTTCCCCTCGCGAACTGTGTTGCCTGTATTTTTCGGGGATAGCAAAGCCCGTCTGTTCTTCTTGAGAAAGACGCTTAACGATTAAGCGATCGAGTACGGGCTTGGGCGGGTCATACGACTTCGATCGGTCAGGGCGAGTGTCAATAACTTCGACAGGGATGGGCGATAGTCCGGTAAGTTGAGACTCCATCCCAATAAATTATCATTTCCGTCCGTGCGGTGTCAAGTGTTTTATTACGTCAAGCCAGAGGGCGCGAGAGCGGTTGGAATATTTGGTCAGGTTGGAGAGATTCGACCTCCCCGTCCACCAGGGGTGGTTGATGAGACTATCCATCCGCTGCACAATCTCAGCCGTGTCGGTAGGATGGACAATTGACCCGCTCGCGGCCCACGGGATTTGATCGGAGCAGATGAGAGGCGTCCCAGCGACCACCGCATCGGCTGCGGTGATGCAGAAGGTCTCGCTAAACGAACACGCCATCTCGATATCCATGTAGCGCATTAGGTTAAGGAAGTCTTCGTGCGCTAGCCAAGGGTGTTCGACCAGTTGATAGTGGGTCGCTGTAAACAACGCCCGTAGATTCTTCAGCACATTACTCCCACTATGCTCACACCGACTGGCGTTGATGTGGAAGGACATCGTTGGGACGCGTTTCTTATCGGCGTATTCGATCGCAGCGACCGCCTGAGTCAACTGATTCTTCATAGGCCGAATAGCACCGAAACAGCCGATGTGAAGTCCGGGGAGACGGACGTGGGGGACGCAGATTACAGGGTAATAGTTAGGCAAGTAGAGTACGTGATCCGCGAAGAATAACTTCTTCACATCCTCCGCAATCTGCTCGGCGTTGAACGCCACATACACTCCCCTCTCCATATACCCCTCAATCCATTCCATCGCCACGCCCTCGTGCGCGAGGAAGGGGAGGTTGGAGTGGAGACTGACGATCCATTTTACGGTTGGGTGTAGTTTCTTTAGAATGTCAAACTTCTCCGGCACCACCCACAACGCCTCGATCACCACAATGTCTGGCCTAAACTCAAACACCTCTCGATCAATATCGTTGTTATCCGTCACAATCACCAACTTACTCTCCACCCGATTCTGCGCCAGCATATCCGCGACGAACTTGGACGAGTTTAGCAGCCCACCCGCCCCATCATGCTCATGGTGACCGGAGTTGTAGTGTTTATGTTTGAGGATGAAGAGGACTTTGGACACGGGGGCACACTCCTACGAAAAATCGGCTGTTACTAAGAGTATGAATCGAAGTTATCCGCCGGATAACTTTAGAACTGGGCGTAGGTGATGCGGATGTTTACGGTTCCCGCCGAGCTGGACGTGGCACAGAGGGCGTTGCTGGCGATGGTGGAGAATAGCTCACCTACCGCTCCGCCCTCGTTGAACGGGAGAGATGTACTCGACGCGGGGAAGTTCCAAGCGGGGGTGAGGGCGACTGGGCCGGTCGCGCAGTTGGTTCCGGTGCCGTACACGAGTTTAAGCGTGGTCGCGGTCGCAGTCGTACTCCCCTGCAACGCGTATCCACATACTCTTACCTTCTGCCCTGCGGCGAGTGCCACGATCTGCGTTGTCGTGGCCGTGGTCATCTGCAACGAGGCAGACAGATTACACATCGTTGGAACGGGGAGTTGTTGCTGGGCATACGCTGCCGAGCACAACAGGACTAACACTCCCCATTTCATTGGAGTCCCTCGACTGCGTAGGTGACTCCGGCCCCAGACGCGGCAACTTTAATCCCGCTGGTGAATTTTGCTCCGTTCGAGAAAGCGTACTCACGAGTCTCTCCAGCAAGCACGGTGACCGCATTAAGAAAGTTAATCGGCGTCCCGGCATTGTCCGAAACAGTCACAGTTAACGAACCCGCGCTGGTGTTTGATATTTGTAGCGTGAGTATGCAAGTTGTAGCCGCTGCAACAGCAGTTGAGGACGTGGGCATTGCTTGCAACGCGACGGTAAAGGCTGTGGTGCCGCAGCTAGTGTAGGGGTAAGTAACTCCAACCTTGGCTGTACCCGCAGCCAGCGCCGGAAGGGACGCTAGAGATGTGGGCTGCGTCACCGCTGACCCGTCCACCTTCCACGCGGTGGTGTTAGCAGTGTTACCGGGTTGCACCGTCCACGTACCGGACTGAGTAGACGCCACCGTCCCACTCGTCACCGTAACCGCCTGCCCACCCGAATACTGTTGCTGAGCAATAGTCTTGCCCACCCAACTCGCGGCCAGTATCACTACCAAAAACGCCCACTTCTGTTTGTTTGTCATATAACTCTCCTTAACGAATAAACGTAAGTATCACCTTCTGCCCCTCCACCGTGGCGGACAGATAGGTAATTGTGTCTTGTGCTGAGAATCTCGGGCCACCACGTAGCGCGGCGTCGTTCGAGGGAGGGAGGTATTGGAGTACGCTGGCGGAGAGGGTGAGGACGTTTGGCCCGCCTACGCCAGTTGTATCTTCTAGGAAGGCTGTGGCATCCGCGCTCTGCAACCAGAACACATTACAATCACACGGCGACATGATCGGCGTCCACTGCCCGGTGTGTAAGGTGTAAACACGTTTCTGGTAGTTGTTGCTCACTTAACGGTCAACGTGAGGACTCCCTTCTAAGAGTCTGAATCTAGGAGGGAGTAGTCACGTTGGTAACTTTGGAGGTAGGCTAGGGCTTTCTCTAGCCAAGTGCCCAATGTAGGAATCATCTGCCCTTGTTCTAGGTAGGTTTCTACTCTGCCTAGTTCTTGATTACAGTAAGCACACAAAAGACCTCGTACACATTTGCCACACGCTTTATTCTTGGAAGGACAGCAATGATGATCGTGGTCAATGCAAAGCCTTCCTTCTTTTTTCTTAGCAGTAGGGGAATATTCCATCGGGCAGAACGCGCAATGTCCATCCTGCTCCTCTAATTTTCTTCGATACCAATCACGGTCTACGCCGTACCGTCGTGACTGCCCTGCTTCATTCCAGCCTTCATTGCAGATGAGTTGCTTGCGGCTACCAAACAGGGCTTCCTTCTCAAACTTCTTGTGCCACGAACACCAACGATTGCCTGCCCCACGTTCAGCCTGAACCATTTCGTCCGTATAGCCATACTTTTTCAGCTTCCCAGCCCGAAGGTGAGCCGAGTCCAGATGCGCCTGTAGTTTGTCAGAGATCGGCATCGGAATGCGGCCCTCAATATATCCCTGAGCCGTGTAATTGGACAGTTCCTCCGGCATTACTCGGTGGTTGTCTTGTCCATTGTTGACCCAAATGCGAAGAGAGAAATGATCTGTTCTAGGATTATTCATGTAATGAACATACGTGAAATTATAAACCTTGTCAAGAAAAATTATCAAAATCTTTACGGAGGGTCGGCAGCTGTAACAAAAAGAAGCCCCCGATTTTTAGGTCGAGGGCCAATCTGACTACAACTTGTTTGTTATTAGATAGTTGGCTGGGTTGCGCCCGTGATATAAATGCCCGATTTTGGGGCATTGTCTATCAAGTTCCAACAGCAAACATAGCTGAACATATGTGAAGCTAAATAGCTGTTAGCACCCGTCGGACTGGACGGAATATCCGGCACTGGCGCTACCACACTCCCACCACCGAAGTCATACAGCTCCAGCGGTTCGAGTTCACCGATGTACCAGTTGTCGAGAACGAGGCCGTCGATCCGGCCCGGCAGCGCGTTCCACGAGATGTGAAGTGGGCGTCCGCCGAAGGTATCCTGAAACAGCTTGTGGGCTAGGTCAGGTGTGCTGTTGTCGCCTTTGTAAGCCTGCGAGTTAGGCACCTGAACGTTGTAGTAGATATTCGCCATCGAATAGCCTTGGTCGGGGCCAGTGTGCCAGACCATGCTGTTGATTGCGACCGAGTCCGGCCCCATTGCGCGACCGAGCAGGGTGAGTGCGCGGGGAGCGAGGCCAGGGGTGACCGGGGCGTTGAGGGCGATGGTGGGGGTAGACAGACGACCTGGGAAGGACGCACGGTTCAATCCACCAATCGTTCCGGTGTTGGAGTTAACCTGCCAAGCGCGGATGCCCTGGATGGAGGCCGAGGCTGCGCCGGACGCGGTGTTGCCGTTGTAGATGAAGAGGTAGTCACCTACTGCGGTTGCGCCACCCGTGGAGGGGAGGGCAGAGGCAGAGTAGATGGTTTGGGAGACGGGATCAACGTAGCTGATGGTGAACGACCCGCGTGGTGAGCTGGAAGTCTCGCTAGGGTAGACGGTGACATTCTGCTGGTCGGTAAAGGCCGCAGCAATGTTCATGCCTACGATGGACGAGAAGCCCGGCCCGGCGGAGCCTGTGCCAGAGTTAACAGTGGCCGTCGAGGGGATTTGGTCAAGCATACCGGAACCATCAGCGTTAACTAACGCCTCAAGTCCCTGCATGGCCTGATCCAGGGAATTCTTCATCTCCTGGGCTTTAACCTCGAACAGACCCTTCTGTTTCCCATCGGTGGACTGCTGCGCCAACCAGCTAATTTCGCATACGTTGTATACGAATACTGGGGACACGGCAAACGACGCCCACTGGGAACCAGTGCCACGGTAGAGGGAGTCAGCGTTGCCCGTACCTTGGGCTAGCGCGGCTCCGGCCTGCACGCGGAACGGGAGGCGGAAGGAAGGACGAGTTGTCCCACCCGCAGCCGTTACGTTACTGATGGTCTGGGTGTGGGCGGACTTCTTGAGTAGGGAGTAGGTAGTGGTGCCGTGATAAACGAGGTCGGGAATTTTGGAAGCAAACTGCTCGATTTCAATACTCTCCGCTGCGGCTTCGAGTAGCGGATTGGGGGATGCGATTGCCATGTTAGTTTCCTTGAGGACACGTAAGGTGTCAGAGCTTGGCGGAGCGTTGAGACGACGCTACCCAGCGTGGAGACTCGCGGGAGGACAAGGAAACCGTCGGTCGGGTGGCTAGTTTTACGACTTTGCGGTCGAACCGAACTTAGGTCTCACTATTACAGTTGATATCAAGAATTGAGTGTGGTATATATTAGGAATTATGATTGGTCAACGATTTGGAAGGCTTTTAGTCAAGTACGTCTGCGATAAAAAACGCAAGAGTTGGGTCTGTAGGTGTGATTGTGGGCGTTACGTCAACACGTCTGAAAAACGACTCAGAATAGGCATACGCACAGCTTGTAATACCTGCCAACCGTTAAGGAAGTTTTGGCATGGGCCGAATAAAATTGAACGTCAGACTCGTCTCGGGAAGTGTTTTGTTTCCGCGAAAAAACATTGCACGTATGTCAAATCTAGGAATTATCCAAACTATGGAGGAAGAGGGATTCAGTTCAAATTTCAGAGTTTTAAGGAATGGGGACAGGAACTAGGCCCATGTCCAGATGGGTATTTTTTGGATAGGATTAATCCAGACGGTCATTACGAGAAAGGGAATGTACGTTGGGTTCCTCGATCGGTTAGTTGCCATAACCGAAGGAAGTATCGAAAAGGGCCGAATTCGGATAACCAACATTCACAGTTTCGCGGGGTTTGGCGAGCTAACGCGTCGGCCAAAACTTGGTCAGCTTTGTTGCAGAAAGACGGGGTACGGCACTATTTAGGCACTTTCTCTTCGGAAGAAGAGGCGGGTCGAGCCTATGATAAAAAGGCTATGGAATTATTCGGCCAATACGCGGCAGTAAATTTTCCACTTTCTATTTGTACTTAGGATTCCAAGTAATCAGTTTGCCGTCGGATTTCCGGAAACCGCGTCCAGTAATAAACAACATCCGCTGGGCGTCCTTGTCCATATCCAAATCCTCCCATTTCGGCTTCGACTTGACGAACTCCGGCTTATTGGCTTGAGTAGGATCGGTGACTGGTTTAGCTACCGGCGCACCCGGTTTAGCCGCTACAGCCGCACGTTTGGCGTAGTCGGGGTAGCGGGTTTCGATAACTTGTTTCACAATCCGCTGCGCCATTGTATCTACTTTGGAGTTGTGGAACTGGGAGATACGGGATTTGTCGGGGGCCTTCGCGCCGAAGAAAGCGTCCATTTGGGACTGATACGTCTTGTCCGCCGTCAACTCCTCCATTAACGTACTCTTCATCTCACGGGCCAGACTCAGCTTACCTTTATCAGTGAGATTCTTGAAGAACGGGAGTTTGACGAAGGGGCGAAGGGCTTTGCCCAGCGACTCGTTGTTGTATTGGTCGGCTGAACTCGCAACGCCGGTCTGAAACTCCTTCTGCTTCTCGCTGGCGAACTGAGTACGTTCCTGCTCGAAGGCTTGGCGTTCAGGGTCGAGTTTGGTGCGATCGGTGCGTTCGACAGAGTCACGCAGGCCGTTAAGCCAGTTGGAGAACTCAGTGAGTAGTCCCTTTGCGCCCTCTACGTCGGGCGTGGCGTTGGAGAGTAACTTGGCAAGCTGGCCGACTACGTTGGGGACGCCGGTGTCTACGAGTCCTTGATAGAAGTGTGGTTTGAGAGTGTTGAAGTAGGATTTCTCGTCTAGGCCACGTAGTTTATCGAGGAATGGGCCAGCCAACTTGGAGAACGACTCCAACTTATTCTCCCTCCGCATGTCTTCGATGATGTTGTCGAGCACGCGGGGGTCGCCAGCGTAGAGTAACCCATCCGTCTCATTCACCTGCTTAATAGTCTCGTGCAGCGTCGTCAGTCCTTCCACGCCACCGTTAGCGTCGATGAAGGATTTGACGTTACGCATTTCCGTCACGCCACCAGGGAAGACTTGTTTGGCGGCTTGCCAGCGGCCATAACTGTCGTTAAGCTCGCGACTGATGGCGGCGTTCTTAGGATCAGCGTCGCGGAAGGCTTTGAGGGCAGAGCGTACGGCGGCGGGGTTAGTCCGACCATCAACCTTTGGATCAGGGTCAACTGGAGTAATCTCCCCTTCCGGAGCGTCGGGCGTCTCCGCCTCAGGAGTCTCCCCCTCCAGCGTAGGAATGTCAGGAGTGGTGACTTCGGGAACTTCGGTTGGAGTTACTTCAGGAGTGGGAGTTGGGTCTACAGAACTAGCTAGGTCTACAATAGCAGAAACATCGGCTGAGGCCATTAGATGAGACTCCTAATCTCTTCTAACAGTCTATATCTAAAAATTATTTAGCTGGGGGCTTCGACTTACCTTCCTCACCGGGCATCGGAGGCTTCGGTTCCGGTTTAGGCGGTTCCGTCGCATGTTCGACAACTTTAGGTATCACCTTCTTCGCCACATCCGTATTCAACTTTTCCTGGTTATGCTGGTCGAAGTCGGCGGGGTTAGCGGGGATGCCACCAGCGGTGACTACTTCTGCGGCTTCGGTCGCGGGGAGGTCTTTCACGTTAGCGGAGAAGGAGACCTTGGGGCCAGCGGGAGGCGGGGCGTTCTCGGCCTCCAATCGTTTTTGTACAGTCGTATGCTCGGTGCGATGGAGGAGTGCGTTCCTAAACGCTTCCTTCTGCTCCGGCGTACCGTTAGCAAACTTCCTACCATTAGGCCCGTTGGCCCAGTCGAATATCACCTCCGCCTCGACCTCGTGATTCTCGGAGTCGTCTTGGCGTACGGGGACGGTTGATATCTCATCCGGCATCTGGGACATCTGTTGCTGGAGTTGCTGAACCATCGGCCCGGCTTGTTGTAGCTGTTGGGTCTCCTCGAGCGTAGCAATCCCCGCCTGCGCCTTCATCGCGTGTTGCTGCATCCCAGCCTGGGCCTGCTGCAACGCCTGCATTGCCATCATTTTCTGCGGATTGGGCATGGGGCCGGAGCGAAGGAGGACTTCTAACTCACCTTCTTGCTTGTCCACCGAGTCCGCACCGGTAATCTTAAACTCCGGAATGTGAATAGCCGACTTAACTTCCTTCAGATTCTTAGGCGAGAGAATGAGAGATGAGAACTCGGTAGACGGGGCTTGCATGGCGGAGTCGATCAGCGCCATCACCCTCGTTTCCTTCTGTGACCAGCTCTCAGGGAATTCGGAGTTGGCTTCTGGATAACACAGCACATTCCCCTTCAACTTATTCAACTTGACCGACACCCTCCCCTTACCCGGAATCACATCGTTGATGTCTTTGTTAGCGCAACGGGCGATGAGTGAAACAGCTTGGCGTGCGGCGGTAGCGAACATACCCTGGATAGCATTCCACGGACAGCCCATGCGTTGGAGGGCTTGGTCGCGTTGGGTAGCGACACCTTCTGATCCAACCTGCCCACTAATCTGGGCACCGAAGAGGGATGGGAGGGCACCGCTAATCTGCTCGGAGAGATTAGTGATTAGCCACTGTACAAATTGGAATAACTGTGGGTTGGGCGTCGGCGTCGGCTCAACGAATATCAACTGGTCAACTGACCGACCGGGCTGAGACTGGAATCCTGCTATTGTCCCCGGTATATTCGTCTGACTCTTCAACGCCTCGATATTAAACGCATCCGTGTCCATCCATTTCTTAGGCACGGTACGTTTGAAGTAGTCGAGCGCGAGAGAGACTAGTTCGTTAATGTAGTCTTGGATGGGGAGTAGTGAATCCCCCATCGCTCGGCGGTTTTGGCCGGAGCCGGGGAAAGGGTGTCCAACTTCTAAGTGATCCTCAATACATTCGTTGCGAGCGAAACAAAACTCCGTTGCGGCTTTGACTAGGCATACTCCGTCTGGAAACTTACCCAACAACTCCTCCCGAACCTCATCCTTCACCTTCTCTGAATAAAACGACGATCGTCGAATGTAACCATACTTAATTACTACGTGAGAGTTGATGCTGTCGCCAGTGACGTATTGTCCAGGTATCGCCTGTCGCACGTTCTCGCGCCCGACTCGTCGTAACTCCGTCTCTCCACTCCCGTCTCCACCCCCGTGTATTTTCTCTTTCATCCACGGGAACTGGGCGCGGGCGAGTGCATTATCCGTATCTACATAAATCGAAATCTGCCCCATCTGGGATATGTTATCTACGTTGATCGGGACTTTGTGTTCCAACTTACCAAGTGCCCGAGTCCTTACTCGACCACGCGGCTTCTTACCCTGCAACGGAGACTGGTTCGTAATCCCGTACATCTGATCGCCGGTTTGGTCGATAGGCTGCACATCCGGCATCATCGCGTCTTCGATAGAGGTGGGTTCGTCCTCTTCCTCGTAACCGTACTCGTCACCGTTTAGCTCGTAGAATGTCCAGAGTAGAACGCGGTCGTCAGTCCAGAAGTATCCAGCGATGTCCCTCACTAACGAATGTAAGTTATTATTCTTAGCCCATATTCCTTCTAGATCATCCGCCACTTCCTGCATGTCGGTGTCGGGTGCCCAGTCGGGGTTAGCGGGAAAGAATTGTACACCAGGAACTTTGATCGACAGCGCAGCAGTAATGATCTCCCTTTTCTCTCCATAGACATTTGTGGCGTACAGATTCGCCTGCATCTTCTGGTTCCACGCACTATATCCTGTACCCGCACCCGGCATCGACCAGCCACCGTTACGTTCTCGGAGGAGGAATTGATAACCGCGATCATAATGTCGGGCTTTCCACGTTTGCTCGATAGAGATACGGTCAGGCGCAACGTCCGATTTCTCGAACAGCGAGTCGAGTTCCATCAACGCAGACTTAGCGGCTTCGGAAAGAGGGGAGAGGTCACGGAGGCCGTCGTCTTCATATTCATCGGGAATCCATATCTCACCCTCGGACATGTAGTGAGGTTCTGGGACGAATATGAACGCACAATGCTGCCCAATTTCAGACGCATCAAACCCACCCTGTTCGTCGGTCACCTGCACATCACGAGAACCGGTCTGATCTAGGTCATTCATCTAGGCGTGGGAGAACTTTTTCTTGGGTGGAGACTTACGGTCGGGTAATGTGGAAAAGTTAGTCGCTGAGTCCCATTCTTTCAACTTTTCCTTGCCGCCGACTTTGTCGGGATGAGCGTGAAGGTAACGTTGCTGAGCAACCGACTGGAATGGCATGGTTACTCCTAGAGTTCTTCGATGGGATAATCATCCGCATCGTTGTCCGACATCGGAGTCTGACGCTTCCCGTCATGCGCCTCGGGATCGGGTGGCTGACCGTCGTCGTGGGAGGTTGGTGCCTCACCTCCATCCGTACTCACTTGTGCCCCACACTCGGGACAGGTAACCGTGTGTGCCGCTGCCGCTCCATCCCCGCCAGCATCGCCGGGGCCATGCAGGGGAGTATTAAACTTCTCTGGATGAGGATTGTTGTGAAGACGGGAGTCGGCGTTCGGCATCGACTCGTCGGACGACTTACCGTCTAACTTATTGGCCTCGGATCGGGGGCCGGGATCAACCGGGGCATTCTCTCTGTCATAGCGGCTAGTTTTGAAGCGACTACCGTAACTCTTCTCCCCGTCCTGCGTTGGAAAGCCCATCGTTAGTCTCCTCTGGGAGTTCCTGTTTGCGATAGTGTTCGGCCTGTATCGCTTGCCACGTAGACGCAGGAACTTCTGACACTGAGTTGGAATCAGATCGGGGCGGAAGAGTGGAGCGACCACGCTGCGCCAACCACCAGAAGTAGCTCGGGTCTAACTCGAATTCATCGAATTTAGCTTGGAGACGGAGGAGTTCTTGGCGGAGCGCGGCGATAGTCTGATCTCGCTCCAGTAACCTCGCTTCGTACATTGTCTGCTGATGAAACTTCTCCGTCTCAAGATGCTCGGTGAGACGGGAGCCGAATAAGTCCCGCACAAACTGTCTAATTTTCTGAGCTAAAGTTTTGTCGTCCAATGGGGCACCTCAATTTGGCGAAATTCATCCCTTACATGTTGCGCCTGATATAGTTTCTTTTGGAGAAAAAAGTGTCGGGCGAATCTGTCTTCAATCCCCTCCGCCTCCGCCAGCGCCCTCCTCTCCGCTGGCTCGCCGCGTTCCTTCCAGAGGCCGTAGAGTCCGTAGCGGAACGCATCATACCTATCATCCGCTGCTGAATCCGTCTTCACCACATCGTCCAGACGTTTCGGATCGCGGACTAGCGTGGGGATACCTTGAATGATACCCTGACACGATGACAGTACGACTAGCCGTCCTAACTTCAACTCGTTATACATGTGACCGGCTGACCCGATACGATCCTGCGTAGCGCGGCTCACCGGTGGCAGTCCCCGCTCGCGTAGTAACTTGGAGTAGTCGTCGGCGGGACTATGCTGCTCCATCACACGGTTAAACTTCTCGTGAGAGAAGAATATGGCTTGTATCTTACACCGCTGACCACTAATCTCTTTATGCTGAGGGTGGGACTCTGGTAACCGAGGGTAGTAGGCGTTCGCGTTGATTAGGTCAGCAAACTCCACACTCGACAACCCAGTCTTCTCCGGCGCGATTTCCTTGAAGCAGACTGTCTTCATTCGGTAGTCACTATTCTTCTCCCCATCCTCCGTCGTTGCGCCATGTCGCACCAGTGCTTTGGTGAATAAGTAGAACGCGTTGTGGTGACCAACGCCCCAATCCTGCCCTCCCACCACCGGCTGCCACGGCTGCCATATCACCGCCTCGGGGTCTTCGCGGAGGTTAACCACGTGATACTCCGGCGTCCAGCACTCGAAGAACTGTCCTTCTACATCACCGATGTACCCCTCCAACAACTTCTTCCTCAGACTCGGTGACAACCTCATCAACCGCGTCACATACGCTGGGTCGCGTAGTAAATACGCTTTGTTATCCAGAACCGTCGAATGATTGGAGAAGTAGTCCTTCGGATGATAAACACACACCCACTCCCCAGCCACCTCCGCCAGCCACCTCCCGTCCTTCGCCCGCCTCATCCCCTCCATCGGCTCCCACGGGCGCTTATCAATGAAGATAGTCTTATAAAACTGCCACCACGCACCGATGGGGTTGGTGCAGCCGACGATGGCTGGGAGTGGGAGGTTACCATGCTCGTCCGGCTGACAGCCGACGTTTACAATGTTACTGGTGATTAAACGTTGCCAGACGGTGGGGGAAAACTGGGCACACTCGTCAACGAGTATGTACGGATAACCTGTACCTAAATACTTCTCAATATCCCGCTCGGCTCCAGTCGAACACCCACCAAACACAATCCTACTCCCGTTTACAAATGTCGCAACCTTACTTCCCTTATTGAAGTCGAACAACTCCTTAGGCACGATGGCGTGGAGATCGTTAATCACACCCTCGTCCAACTCCTTCACCGTGCGCCGGAGGGCAAGAATGGAGCAGCCTGGGTAGCGTAGACAGTATTCTTGGATACCGTACGCGAGCTTCCCAAGCGTCTTCCCCGACCGCCGTCCTCCCAACTCCAACGTCTGCTGCGCCCGGAGCTGAAGATACGGCACACCTCCCCTGTCCATCCACTCAAACGCTCGGGTTTGGCTAGGCTGGTAATCGAATTTGAATTTGGATTCGGGGGTGCGGCTCATGCGTTACCGGGTGGGGTGGTCTCCGTCGCAATTTCACGCTGACGTTGGGCGTAGTAGTCCTTCGCGGCCTGTTCGAGGAGAGGGAGAGGGACGAATTTCTCTAGAATAAAACGATGGCAGCCGAGCACCTCAGCCTGTGTATTCGTAGCCCGCCGCAACGCATTAAACGCTTCCTGCAACTCTACAATGTTAGCGACCATCTCCCCGCACGCTTGCTCGAACTCGTTACGGTTAATCCGCTCAATCCCGTTCGTATCACCGCTCATTTATCATCCTCCAAAATTTCAGCATCTATAAATTCTGGCCGACCCTCCGCAGCAGGTAACTCTCGTTTCGGTACTCCCTCCAACCCTCCCCTCTCAACAAACACCACCTGAAACCCACCCTTCATCGCCTCCAACTCATCCGGGGCTGGCTTAGGTTTATCAAATCCGTACGCAAATAGCAATTCAATACTGGCCTTGGCCTGACCTGACCTCGGATCAGTTCCCATCCTAAACAACGACTCCAACGCACTCTGTAACCTCGGACATGGGTCTTTCGACTTCGGGTCTTGGGCACGAAGAAACTTCTGCACCCGTTTCTGAATAATCTGATTATTATCCTTCTGCTTGGCGCGACCACGTTTGGGTAGGTTAGGTTGCCGGGCGGGTGGGAGTAACGCCGCAGCCTCCACATCCGCCGCATCCTCCGTCCAGTCTTTATGCTTGGTCATGGGGATCACGGATACACAGTGCCCTTCTTAATCTGGGCGTGGATGTGTTCATTGGGAGTGTTAGGGGCTTCGAGGAAGCAGTAAAACTGGTCGATCGGGAGCAGGGCAATCAAACAATTCAACACAACAGTCTTATCTGCCGGGGCCAAACTATTCGTCCTCAGATCATACGCCTCGCCTCGGTGGTGAGGATCGTCAAAGCCGGAGTGGACACCGTCGCACGCTGAGGTGATAACTAAGTCCACCCCCGCTCGCCGGGCCGTAGTCTCGATCGCACCCAGTATCCGAAACCCGGCTGGGGCGATCACCTTGAAATCTACACCATCCTTCACCCGCACGACTCTATTCACTTTCTCCTCCACGGTCGAGTCCACATTAACATAACCGCAAGTCCCGCTAAATATAATTTACTTGTCACTCACCCTCCCCACACGATACACTCCACAGTTAGGATCATAGGTTGCAAAAATGTGCCGAATCTCACTGTGCGCTTTATCTGGCCGTCCGTCCACCATCGGCACCCACAACTCCACCTTACTCAAATCCACTTTCAAACACTCACTCCCGGTCACGACTAACCATCCCCTCTGCTCCCCCGCCCACACTGACCCTAACGCGACCAATACTACTCCAACTACTCTCCCCACCCTACCCATAATTTACGCTTGTTAAACTCCTATACTCCCACGTCTATATCAATCCACCACTCTATTTATGCGCCAGACTATGAATTATCATATTTCTCCAGTTGACGTGGGTAAAGTTGGATTCGCTTGTTAAAGCTTATAAAATGGTAAATTTTCCATTGGCATCCGCGCCGGAGTCCCAGGAGTTCCTATGGAAGGGAAACGGGGGGTGGTCGGTCGGCTGGGAAAGCATTCCTTTGGGTCGGGCCGCGACGGTGGAGTCGGGTGAGAGTGGCGCTAGGTGCGGCGCAAACTCATGTGACTTTGGCGCGTGAGTGTGAGTTAACTCCGCGCAACCTACACGCAACACCGTCCTACTGTGGACTAGGTGGGACTAGTTATCCGGACGATAACTATTCGACTCCTCCTGATCTCTCGCCACTCGCTTGACTGAGATAGCGTTAACACTGTACACGTTATGATTAATGGTAGGAATGAAGTGGATATATGATTAATTGGATTTCCACAGGCTGTGGATAATTAATTGAATTATTCGCTTGACAAGTGTGGTCACTTGGGATAGACTGGCACCATGTTGAGAGCAATACAGGAATTAAAGACGGTGACTAAGACGAGTGAGAGTATGCACTTGCGGTTGCCAGTCGCATTGTATCAGGCAGTGTGTCAGATAGCTACCGCTGAAGGCCGCACGATAGCGAATACTATTAGGCGGTTGTTGACTGAGGCGATTGAACGGAGGAACGGATAATGGCGAATCATAACGACAATGGGACAACGGTAATAGGTGCTCCAAACTCGTTTGCAAACTCATTGCAGACAGGTTGTGGCAAGCACACGCACATGGTCGGCACGAATGGCGGCACGTTTCCGTGTGGCTCACGAATCAAGATGTTGGATGGTAGCTATACGGTTGAGTATTGCGCCGTGTGTGAGGATAAACGGAAACTGTTCTGGTCGCCTTTGAAGGCTGCTACGGATTCGATTGAACGGAGGGATGGGAGATGACAAACCTGACTAAGAATATGATCTCATCGGTTGCGCTGAATATCGCTAATGTGCTTTGCGGGACTATGGTCAATGGCAAGCACTTAGCTGACATTGCGGATCGTGATGAGATTTGCAGCGCGATTGAGTGTGAACTGGCAGATACCGACTTCAATGATTATGACGAAAGAGTTGGTGCCTAATGATAAAGCAAACTACCTTCAGTGGCGTACCGGGCGATTCGCGTTGTGAGTGCTCCGATGCGAATTGTCCTATGGATCACGGCGCATTGTGCGGTCAAGTTGCTACACAGATTCTATATCGGATTGATATGGATGATGTGAGCGGTACGGCGTTCTGTGACAAGTGTGCCGATGATGCGTTCGAGTCAGGTCTGTTTACTGACAGTGTAGACGATGAGCACGGCGCAATTCCAAGGGGGAAATAATGGGTTCACGCATTGCAGCATCGTTAGTGATAATCACAACTGGAATAGTTGTGTATGGGTTGGTTGTGTCACACGTGATCGGCGCATTAGTCACTAGACTACCGATACACTGAGCGCGGTCGAGAATGCGGTAAAATCTGAGGATGAGGTACTGTGATGCACACCGTAAAAGAATGGAAGCATCCCGATAGCTATGTAGGCGCTACTTGGGAGGGTTGGTACTCTGCTGGATTCGGACAATCGCGTGATAGTGACGCGCTAGAGGCCAGTAACTTTCAGTCGGTGTATGACGAGCTGAAACCTCTATCGAATCCAAACGGTATTACTGATGGTGGTGAAACGGAAGTTACCGACATTCGCATTGTGCGCGAAAATCATTGGGCAGTGGGTTGGGTTGAATGGATCGCTATTCATGGTAGCAATACCGCTGCGTTGGATGCTGCTCGTAAGCTCTGCGACCGCGCGAATGATTACCCTGTGTTAGATGAGGATGATTTCAGTCGCAGGGAAGACGAGCAGTGTGAGCAGACATGGCGCGAATGTTTCAGCGCATCAGAACGGGTTGATTACTTGCGCCGTCACAGCTACACAGCTACTAGCTTTGCGGACTTGCTACAGGCTATCCGCGCTGGTTCGTGGTATCACGCGGCAAACATGCTACATAGTCCGAGTGACCTACTGTACTAACTACCGAATCCCGCATCCGATTCGTCACGCGGGTGCGCGGCTTGGGTGGTTCACAAGGGAGGAACTATGGGACATCGGTATGAGTTACATCGCACTGACACGCATGAAACGGATGACCAAGGCAAATGCTATCGCTGGTGCATCTATGACTATTTCGACGTGAACGGGCACCACGGTATCTCGTTTTGGTACTTTGTCTCGAAACAGGATGCTTTACAGACGTACCCCGAAGCTAATGTAGAGTTTGCTTAGTTTCCCGCGCATCGCATCCGAGTTGGGTGCGATACGAGGTAAATCCTAAGGAGGATAACATGCGAATCCGAATGCTTGCACCACGAGCGGAGTTAACGCTGTCAGACGGTAGCACAGTGGAAGTACAGCGCATCGGTAAAGGTCGCTATACGACGGCTTGGCGCAACTGCTCGAATGTGTATCTGCAAACGAATGAGAAGGATTACGGGAAGGAGATTGTTTGTAGAGCATCGCGGGAAGGTAATCCGCACATTCCAGCATGTACACAGTTAGACTCAGCTGAGTCGGTACATAACTGGTACAAGATGCCACTGTATCAGCCGCTCACAGCGAAGTCGGGTAAAGCATGGGAGGACTTTAAGGCACTAAAGCAGATGTGGGAAGATGCGCGGAGATCGGTTAGTTATGATGCGCGACGGAGTGACGATCAGGATGTTTATGCGACTAACGCCGCGTTTGGTGAGTTGGTTGAGGATGCGACCTACTTGGATGAGCAGATGAAAGAGGCTGTGCGTATTCTGCTGGATGAGTGTACGAATTACAGCACATATACGATTGAGATTAGCAAGCGGAATTGTGCGGTGGACAATGCCGGTAACTTGATTCTGTTAGATGCCGTGTTTGACTTGGCAGAGGTACGGGCACAGTGGCGGAAGCGGACTAGGTTCTAAACCTTACTCACGTTCTCCGCGTGTGAGGGGGAGAACGTTATGGAGGGTTTGAGAGATGATCGCAATAGAGCGCAATAACAACAGTTTTGTGTTGAAGGTGCATGATAAAGGATTCGGTACTTATGCACAATCCGCAAAAGATTTAGAGTCCGCGCTGACTGGTGTTCGGCATTACTACGGACGGGAGCACGATAAGCAGGAGTGTCCTATGTGTGCAGGCGAAAGGAGCGAATCACAATGAGCAGCGAACACACAACAGGCGATCATTGCCCGGATTGTTTCAATGCGGGATATGACGCAAGAGACCAACGAGCGGAATCACGCGCCGTCACAACTGAGAAGGTGAAGCATACGAGTGGGCCGTGGACGGTAGTGCATGGAGTCCCGACGCTAGTTAATTCAGGTACAGCGATGAAGAGTGTTGCGGATACAACGTGCGGAAGGAAACCTACAGTTGAGGATGAGGCAAACGCCCGTCTCATCGCAGCGAGTCCGGAGATGTTGAGCGCGTTGGAACTAATGGTATACGAGCGAAAGATCGGCATGACCAGTGAGCGGAGTATGCAGTTGGCTGAAGCTGCCATCCGCCGCGCCAAGGGGGAATGAATGAGCAGCACAACTACATTCGATTGGCCGCGTGAGCGGCGTTGGAATCGGCGTAGGGACGCTGGGACGCGGGCGCGGAGGGAGATTGCGACGCTGGAACTACGTGCGTTTAGGTTGGTCGCGTGGGCGGTGGTGTGTGGGGCGGTGACGGGAGTAGCATACACATGGGTGTTGATTAAGTAACTGTTGCATTATGTGACCACTTGTGTATAAGTGTAAGCAGTTTGGGAAGGCCGTACAAGAGTTTTGAGGAGGAGTGACATGAACAAATGCGGGAATTGTGACTCGGAGTGGACGGATGAACAGTTGAATGTTGTGAAGAATCTGTTCCTACGTGTTCTACCAGGTGAGCCGATGCCGAGCGGCGAGTGTCCTGAATGTGGGGCGCTGTGTCATCCAATAGAAGAAAGTTGTGCATAGTCCAGGGCAAGCGAGTTCCAAAGCGGTCACCTAACGACGTGTTAGCTTGCGACTGAGCGTTGGGGGCCGGTGGGACGTGAGATGTGATGCGGAACGGGCGGGAAGAGTATCAGTGTATGGGATGTCATTACATCGGAGGGTTGAATGTGCATGGCCGTTGCGACCGATGCAACAGTGAGGCTGTGCTTAGCCAAGAACTACTAGTGATGACCGGGAATAGTGGGATGCGGGTGACGGCGAGTGTACAACGAGTGCGGACGGTGAGAATGCGTGGTCGCATAGCAGCGATGAAGGCGAAGGCTGGGTAGTAGGGCTTCTC